TTTCCTGAGTTAAAGCAGACGGCATATGAGTTTTATAAGGAGTGGCAACCTGATTCGTTTGTGATTGAGGCGAAGGCGGCGGGTAGTCCATTGATTTTTGAGTTGAGGCAAATGGGTATTGTGGTGACGGAATATACTCCTAGTAGGGGAAATGACAAGTTTGTGAGGCTGAATAGCGTGACGGATTTGTTCAAGTCGGGTAAAGTATGGTGTCCTGACACCAGGTGGGCGAGTGAGGTGGTTGAGGAGATGGCAGCGTTTCCGAATGGGGATCACGATGACTTGGTGGACAGTTCTGTTCAGGCATTGATCAGATTCAGGCAAGGTGGATTCTTAAGGTTGCAGACGGATGAAGAAGATGAACCTAGGGATTTTCGTAGAAGACACGTTTATTATTAAGGATTGATATGATTGACAACGCACTATACCAAGCGCCTCAAGGGATTGAGAGTTTGCAAGATGGGCCAGATATTGAGATTGAAATTGTTAACCCAGAGGGGGTAAAGATTGGCATGGATGGTGTGGAGATTGATCTGGAGCCAGAGGAGGATCATGGTGAGGAGGGTTTTGATTCCAATTTGGCTGAGTACATGAGTGAAAACGAGCTGATGAGTATTGGCTCGGAGTTGATTGAAGAGATCGATGCTGATATCAATTCTAGGAAAGACTGGGTTGAGATGTTGGTCAAGGGCTTAGAAGTTCTTGGCATGAAGTATGAGGAGAGGACTGAGCCTTGGAATGGAGCGTGTGGTGTTTTTTCTACAGTACTGACTGAAGCTGCGGTGAGGTTTCAGAGTGAGACGATCATTGAGACGTTTCCAGCTCAAGGGCCTGTGAAGACTCAAATCATTGGTGCGATTGATAAGCTGAAGGAAGATGCAGCTGATCGAGTTGCTGAGGACATGAATTATGAGTTGACTGATGGAATGCCTGAATACCGTCCTGAGCATGAGAGGATGTTGTTTAACTTGGGGTTGGCTGGTAGTGCTTTTAAGAAGGTTTACTATGATCCTTCATTGGCAAGACAGACTAGTATCTTTGTGCCAGCGGAAGAGGTGATTATTCCTTATGGCTCTAGTGGAGCTAGGACTGCTGAGCGTGTGACTCACATTATGAGGAAGACCAAAAATGATTTGCGTAAGTTGCAGGTCGCTGGTTTTTATAGAGATATAGAGTTAGGGGAGCCTGTACAGACTTATACGGATGTAGAAAAGAAGAAGGCTGAAGAGCAAGGTTACTCTGTGACTGATGATGACAGGTATCAGTTGTTAGAGGTGCAAGTTGATATAGATTTACCGGGATATGAAGATGAAGATGGCATTGCTAGACCTTATATTATTACGATTGACAAGGGCACGAACAATGTATTGTCAATATATAGGAATTGGAAAGAGGGCGATGAGCTTATGCTTAAGCGCCAGCACTTTGTTCAATATGACTATGTACCTGGTTTTGGTGCTTACGGTTTTGGCTTCATACATCTTATTGGTGGTTATGCTCGTGCAGGGACGTCCCTTATTCGACAGCTTATTGATGCCGGGACATTAAGCAATTTACCTGGTGGATTGAAGTCTAGGGGCTTGAGAGTTAAGGGAGATGACACTCCGATTGCTCCTGGAGAGTTCAGAGATGTGGATGTTCCGAGTGGTAGCATCAAAGACAACATTATGGCGTTGCCATATAAGGAGCCAAGTCAGGTATTGGCTGGATTGTTGGATAAGATTACCGATGAAGGTAGACGTTTAGGCTCTGTAGCAGACATGAATGTGTCTGATATGAGTGCTAATGCGCCAGTTGGTACGACTTTGGCGTTGCTTGAGAGGCAGTTGAAGACGATGAGTGCGGTACAAGCCCGTGTTCATTACTCAATGAAGCAAGAGTTTAAGATTCTGAAGGAGATTATTCGTGAGAATACGCCTAAAGATTACCAATATGACCCTGCTACATCGAACAAAAAGGCCAAGCAGAGCGACTATGACCTAGTAGAAGTGATACCTGTTAGCGATCCTAACAGTTCTACGATGGCTCAGAGGATTATGCAATACCAAGCAGTGATCCAATTGAGTCAATCTGCCCCACAAATCTACAATTTACCCATGTTGCATCGTCAAATGATTGAGGTTTTGGGGGTAAAGAACGCAGATAAGCTCGTTCCGACTGAGGATGATGAGGTTCCACTTGATCCTATCAGTGAAAACATGGGATTTTTGAACGGGAAACCTACAAAAGCCTTTATTTTCCAAGATCAAGACGCTCATATTGCGGCACATACAGCGTTTATTAAGGATCCGATGATTGCTCAGCAGGTTGGACAGAATCCGATGGGGCAAAAGATCATGGCCGCAGCGCAAGCTCACATTTCAGAGCACTTGGCGTTCTCATATCGCAAGAAAATTGAGGAGCAGTTGGGTGTACCGTTGCCCCCACCAGGGAAAGAAATGGATCCTGAGTTTGAGGCGCAGTTAAGTCAGTTGGTTGCTAAGGCGGCCACACAATTAATGCAGAGTAATGTAGCGCAAGCTCAACAACAACAGGCACAACAACAAGCTATGGATCCATTGGTGCAGATGCAACAGCAAGAGTTGCAGATTAAAGCGCAAGATGTTCAGAGAAAAGCTGCGAAAGACCAAGCAGACAATCAAATTGCCGCGGCTAAGTTGCAGTTGGATGCTCAGAGGATCCAAGCGGAGAATCAAAGGGAGCAAGCTAGGTTGGCATCTTCTAATATGCAAAATGAACAGAAGATCAAGGCCGATGTAATCACTAAATTGAAAGGCCATTGATGCAGAAAAGCTGGCAGAGTGATTTAAAAATCTTTACTCCTGATGAGTGTGTAATGCTTGTCAAGCAGTTTGATGAATCAGAAAATCATAATGATGAAAACAACCAACCGTTTTACAAAAACAGTTATGGAGTTTTCAATCTGCCAGCGTCTATGAAATTTGTAGATAGGATTACTGAAAATCTAAGAGAAAAATATCCCAATATTGTTTTTGAAAACACATACATCAGGTCTTATACAAGGCATAGTTATTTAAAGATACATACAGACAGAGTAGGTTTGGATTTAACTTTAAGTATTTGCATTGAAGATAAGAATAACTTGGATTGGCCGTTGTGTATTAGCGCCAAAAAATATGATGGTGAATGGGATATGGATACTGACCCCAAGTCATATGAGGAAAGCTATTTAGAAACTCACATGGGTGTAGGCTATGGTGCATTTATGCATGGCAGAACTTTTCCTCATTGGAGAGAAGAGTTGTTATGCGGAGAAAAACAAAGAGCAGTATATGTTTTTTACCATTGGAAAATCAATAAGCCTTTTGATGTTTTGTTAACTCTTGATACTCCTAATTTGGCTTTGTATGGTAATTTTATTTCTGAAGACAAGTGTACTGATTTGATTAGCTATGCCAAAAGCAGAATGCAAAGAGCAGAAGTTTTAGATAAGACAAATAATAGTTCAACAATAAGTTCAGACAGGACGAGCTCTGTAGCATATTTTCAAAGAGGTGAAACTCCGTTGATTGCATCAATTGAAAAGATGATAGCAATAATGACCAATACAACCATAGAGCAAGGCGAGGGATTGCAGGTTTTAAGGTATGAGATTGGCCAAGAGTTTAAGCCTCACTATGATCATTTTCCTGATGATGCACATGAGCATTTGAAATTTGGTGGGCAAAGAATTGCTACGGCTATTATTTATTTGTCAGCACCATCTGCTGGAGGTGAAACTACTTTCCCTCAGATTGGATTAGAAATTAAATCTGTTCAAGGGAATCTTTTAATTTTTAAATACGATGATTTATCTAAAGAAATAAAAACATTACACAGTGGCAAGCCCGTTATCAAAGGTGAAAAATGGATTGCTACAAAATGGATCAGACAAGAAGGAGCTTAATATGGATGAAAGAATTTTTGATTTTATAAACAACAAGATTGACGATAGAGTTGAGCTTGTATCGAATTCTCTATGCGATGGCGCAGCTAAAGACTACGCTGAATATAGAGCGATGTGCGGAGTTATTCAGGGTCTACGATCCGCACAGTTAGAAATTAAAGACCTTGCACGCAAAATGAAAGTGGATGAAGACAATGAGTGAAATTTTAATCAGTCAAGACGGTACTACCGCAACGGCATTACCAGAAACTGCGGAGGAAAAGGCTAAACAAATACCTGATCCTCAGACCTTCCATATTCTCACAGTCTTACCAGAGATTGATGAAGAATATGAAAGTGGATTACTCAAGGCTGGAACAACGATGCACTACGAAGAAGTGTTATCGCCAGTATTGTTTGTAATCAAACTCGGCCCTGATGCATATAAAGATGCAGC